GTTTGTGAGGGGGAAATAAATTTCCCCTTTTTTTATTGAATGCATAAATACATAAGAGACTAATTATAGAAATATAGTAGAGGATTTCTAGAGCAAATGGCAAATAGAATACAACTAAGAAGAGGTGACTCATCAGAGTGGAGTAATGCTAATCCCACTTTGGCTCAGGGTGAAATTGGAATTGAACTTAACACCAGAAGATTTAAGATTGGTGATGGTGCAACTCCATGGAACTTATTGGGTTATGTTACGCCAGAAATTGCTACGGATAATTCTCCTAATACATTAGTACAAAGAGATGCTGATGGTAACTTTGAAGCTGGAGTTATTACTGGATCTTTAATTGGTAATGCTGCAAGTGCTACTAGACTTGCTAATACTCGTCTTTTTACTTTAATTGGTGATGCTGTTGGATCTGGAACATTTGATGGTTCTGCCAACTTAACAATTTCAACTAAATTTGGATTAATTAATACTCTACCTCACTATAATCCAGCGAACGAGAGTGCTACTGGAACTTACACTAAAGTAACCGTTGATTCTGGTGGTCGTGTAATTAATGCTAGTAACCCAACTACTATTCAAGGATATGGTCTAGATGGTACGGTTGAGGGGCAATCTGCTCAACCATTTGATAGAGATTTAAGAGCAATTGCAGAAAATACTAACATTGGCATTTATGCAAAAACTGCAGATGGTGCAGTTTCAATGCGAACAGTTACTGGAACAGCAGGAAGAATTAGTGTTGTTGATGGTAATGGTGTTTTAGGTAATCCAACACTAGATCTAATTAATACTACAGTTGTTGCTGGTGACTATAATACTGAAAGTCTCACATCTGTAGGTACAGGAACACAAACAGTAAATACAACCAAATTTACTGTTGATCAGTGGGGAAGACTTACTGCAGCTTTAACAGTCCCTATCGCAACAGCAGTATCAGGCACAACTGCATCTGCATGGTCTGTTTCTACTGCCTATTCAAGAGGTGATAAGGTAGTTAATAGTGGAAAATTATATCAAGCTGTTGCTGCAATTACTGGGGGAACTCAACCTACACATACTAGTGGAACAACAGGTTCATGGGAATTTATTGCTTCCTCAGTAACTCCACAGAAAGGATTAGCATCATTCGATCAAGAAGATTTTGGAGTTACTGCTGCTGGTCATGTTACGATTGCCACTGGTGGTGTTGATAACACACAACTTCAGAATTCTAGAATTACATTTAATGATGGCACTACATCAACAAATTATGACCTAGATCAAATTAATACATACAATGGTTTTAGAACTATTTCGGAACTGAAAGTTAATTCTGGTGGTTCTAGAATGTTTGAGGTTGGCGGAACTAACGCCAAAATGTCAGTTGATACTCCATCTGAGTTTAGTCAGAATATCACATTTATTAAGAGTGGTGGATTGACTGTAGGATCTGCAGAAAATATTACACTAAGTCTATCTGGTAATAATGCTGCAAACAGAACTCTTGCAATTACCTCAACTAACTCTGGTGCAGGAAATGCATTATTAAATATTACTGCTGACGAAGAAATTACTATTGGATCAACCAATAGTTATGTAACTTTAGAAAGCATTCGTTTTGCTGGAAATGTTTTAAGTGCAACTGGAGATATTATTCTTGATCCTAATCAAGATAATAGCACTGCAGGAACTCTAACTGTTAAAGGAAGTGTTGGAGTAGATAATGCACTTTCAGTAACAGGAGTTACTAATTTATTCAATGATGTTGCTATCAATACAAATAAATTTAATATTACTGCTGCTAGTGGAAATACTGATATTGCTGGAATTTTAGATTTAACTGGCAACTTTAATATCAATACAAATAAATTTAACGTTACTGCTGCATCAGGTAACACAACAATTGCAGGAACTTTAGGTGTTACTGGTGTTACAACATTAACAAATAATTTAATTGCCAACGCCAATTCAACTTTAGGTGATGCATCATCTGATACATTAACCGTTAATGCTACATCGACATTCAATGCTCCTGTAACCTTAGCAGCAAGTCAGGATTTAACCGTTGGTGGCGATCTAACAGTTACTGGAAATACAACTTTAAACGGTGCAACAGGAACAATTAACGCCACAACACTTACTGTTGATGATCCTGTTATTACCATTAATGGTAATACAGCACCAGTTTCAAATGATGGAAAAGATAAAGGTATAGAATTCAGATATTTTGATACTCAGGCACGTCTAGGTTTCTTTGGATATGATGTTGGTTCAAGTAAGTATGTATTTTTAACAAATACAACAAATACTTCTGAAGTTATCACAGGAACAGATGCTGGTCTTACTGCTGGTAACTTAACTTTAACTGGAACAGGAACTGCACTAACTGTTAATAACAACGCCACAATCACTGGTACTCTCGGTGTAACTAGTACATCAACATTTACTGGTGGAGTTACGCTAAATGGTGCAACTCAAGTCAATAATACTTTAGGAGTAACTGGAGTAACTTCCATCACCAATGCTACTACAGCAAGCATTACTCCATCAACTTATACTGCTGCAGGTGCTTTAAGAGTAACAGGTGGTTCATCTTTTGGAGAAAATGTATTAGTTGCTGGAACTTTAAAAGTTTATGGTGATATTGACGTTGCTGGTGCACAGTCATATAGTGGTTCTGCTTCCTTTAAAGGAAACATTAGTGCAAGTACTATTTTCCAAAGAGATGCAGATAGTAATGCAGATACTGATGTAGCACTACGTTCGTATGGTGGTTTAGTAGTTGATAAGAGATCTATTTTCACTGGTAGTGTTTATGTCAATCCTACAACAGGTCTAACATCTCCTAAATTCTTTATCGATGCTTCTAATGGCAATACATCAGTTGCTGGTACATTAGGTGTAACTGGAATTACAACTTTAACAGGCAACTTAGTAGCAAATGCAAACACAACTTTAGGTGATGCTTCTACAGATACCTTAACTGTTAATGCTACATCGACATTCAATGCTCCTGTAACCTTAGCAGCAAGCCAAAACTTAACCGTAGGTGGTGATCTAACAGTTACTGGTAATGTGACTGTCAATGGCATCACAACAACTGTAAACTCAACAACAATTACAGTTGATGATAAAAATATTGAATTAGGTAGTGTTGCTACTCCATCAGATGCGACAGCTGACGGGGGTGGAATTACACTTCGCGGGGCTACGGATAAGACTATTACATATACAAACTCAACAACTTCTTGGGATTTCAATCAACACGTTAATATTGTCAATAGTAGAGGTTTATTTGTAGGTAACACTCAAGTAATTAGTTCTGCTAGAGCACTTACCAATATTACTGCAATTACTACCTCAGGTCAATTAACATCAACAGTTGCAACAGGAACTTCTCCATTTGTTGTTGCTTCTACTACCAGGGTCAACAACCTAAATGCAAACTTCCTAAATGGTCTTGATACAGCATCAACCAATGTTGTTAGTACTGTTGTGGTGCGCGATTCTTCTGGAAACTTTAGTGCTGGGACTATCACTGCTGCACTCTCTGGAAACGCAACAACTGCGTCAACATGGCAGACTGCTAGAACTCTTTCTTTAGGTGGCGATTTAAGCGGAAGTGTTTCAGTTAATGGTGGATCAGATGTAACACTAACAGCGTCTATTGTAGATACAGATTTAACGGCACTAAGAGACTTAACAACTACTGGTATTATTGTTAGAACTGGATCTGGAACTGCAGTAACTAGACAAGTAGATGTTACTGCTGGATCTGGTCTAACAGTTAGTAATGCAACTGGAGTTGCTGGAAATGTTACTCTAGGCACAAATGCAACTTCTGCAAATACAGCATCAACTCTTGTACTAAGAAATTCATCTGGCGGATTTACTGCAGGAACTATTACTGCTTCATTAAGTGGAACAGCAACTAATGCTACAAATACCACAATTACTGATGATAATGCAACCAACAGTACTCATTATCTAACCTTTGTAACAGCAAATACTGGAGACCTTCCACAAAAAGTTTCTAGTACAAAATTAACATATAATCCATCAACAGGTACACTTTCTTCAACAACATTCTCTGGAGCACTGTCTGGGAATTCAACAACTGCAACTACACTACAAACTTCTAGAAACTTTAGTATCACTGGGGATGTAACAGCATCAGCGGTATCATTCAATGGTGGTGCAAACGTTGCACTAGCAACTACTCTTTCTGCTGGTGTAGTAAGTAATAGTAATATTAGTGCCAGTGCTGCAATTGCAGTATCAAAACTTGCTGCTAATACAATCTCTGGGGTAACATTAGGTAACAACTTAAATACTTTAACATTTGGAACTTATCTCACAGGAACTTCATATAATGGATCCTCCGCAGTAACGATTGCAACTAATGCAACTTCTGCAAATACCGCATCAACTTTGGTGGCTCGTGATGCTTCTGGTAATTTCACAGCAGGAACAATTACTGCAGCATTAACTGGTAATGCTTCTACTGCTACCACATTACAAAATACAAGAACTATTGCGCTTTCTGGAGATGCAACAGGTTCTGCTAACTTTGATGGAAGTGCTAATGCAACAATCTCTACAACTTTAGCAAATAGTGGAGTAACTGCTGGAACTTATACAAAAGTTACAGTCGATGCTAAGGGTAGAGCAACAAGTGGAACTACATTATCTGCTTCAGATATTCCAAATGTTACCCTTGCTAAGATTAGTGATTACATCAGTGACATGCAGAATAAGATGAATTCTGTGTATGATCAGTTTGAAGCTCTATTAAATAATCTTGATTCTACAACTGGAATGAAGATTAATATCACTGCTATTGGTGCTAAGGCAACTTCAAGCATCAGTGGACCAGTAAACAGTGTTTCTTTAGGGTCTGCAGGATCTGGATACACCTCAGCACCTTCAGTGTCATTCAGTGGCGGTGGAGGGTCAGGAGCGACTGCTACAGCATCTGTATTCGTATATGTTAACACTGTATCCGTAACTGCTGGTGGATCTGGATACACCTCAGCACCTTCAGTTGGATTTACTGGTGGAGGTGGAACAGGTGCTACTGCAACTTCTACTCTATCTAGTACAGGTGCAGTGAAGACCGTTGCTGTAACTGCTGGTGGATCTGGATATACAACGGCACCTTCAGTTTCATTCAGTATTGGTACTGGTGCTACAGCAACTGCTAACTTAGCTTCTAGTGGTTCAGTTAAAACAATTGCAGTAACTAATGGTGGAGCAGGATATGCTCCAAGTTCTACACTGCCAGTTACATTTAGTGGAGGAGGTGGTGGATCTGGTGCTACTGCTACTGCAACAACTGATGCTGGTGGAGTAATTACTGCTATCACAGTAAGTGCAGGTGGTTCTGGATATACACTTCCACCAACAGTTAGTGTTGCAGGAGGTGCTGGATTAATTGCTACTGTAACTTTAGGATATGCTGTTGCAAGTATTACTGTTAACAGTGGTGGTTCTGGATATACAAACGCAACTGTAGTATCAATCACTGGAGACGGTTCAGGTGCTACAGCTAGTGCAACTATTGGTTATTCAGTATCTTCAGTTACTGTCAGTGCTGGTGGTTCTGGATACACTTCTGCACCTGCAGTTTCATTCAGTGGTGGTGGAGGAAGTGGTGCTACTGCATCTTCAACAATTACTGGTTACGTTTCAAATATAACATTGACTGGCGGCGGTTCTGGATACACTTCTGCACCTTCAGTTTCCTTTAGTGGAGGCGGTGGATCTGGTGCTACTGCATCTTCAACAATTAGTATGGGTGTTACTGGATATAACGTTACTGCTGGAGGTTCTGGTTATACATCAGCACCTACCGTAACATTCACTGGCGGAGGCGGATCTGGGGCAGCTGCTACTGCAGTTCTCAGTAGTGGAGTTGTAACAAGTTTAGTTATTACTAGTTCTGGTTCAAATTATACTTCAGCGCCAACTATTTCATTCAGCGGTGGTGGAGGATCAGGAACATTTACTAATGGTTCAACCGTAACAGGATCTACTAGTGGTGCTACAGCAACAATTACTGCATATGATTCAGTTAATACTCCAGCAGTTGTAAGTGTAAATTCTATTAGTGGTGTATTTTTAAGAGGTGAAACTTTAACAAGTGGAGCAGTAAATTATCCAATTAGTAGTACAAATGCATTTGATGCAGTATAAGAGGTAACGAAACATGTCAACGAATAGACCAGCTAGCAGAGCAGAATTAAAATCTTGGTGTTTGCGTAGATTGGGAGCACCAGTATTAGAAATTAATGTTGCTGATGATCAACTAGAAGATCTTATTGATATGGCATTGCAATATTTTTGGCAATTCCATGGAGATGGATCTCAAAGAATGATGCTAAAAACTCAGTTTACTCAGGAAATGAGAGATGCTGCAAAAACTACAACCAGCATTACTGGAACTAATTTTTCAACACAAAATACATACATTCAAGTACCAGATTATATTTTAGGAATTAATGATGTTCATACTCAATTGAGCACTGCAAATGCTGTACCTGCAAATATCTTCAATATTAAGTATCAAATTTTCTTAAATGATATCTATGCTTTTACCTCTGCACAAGTTTTGCATTATTATATGGTAAAGAGTTACTTAGAGACTTTAGATTTTGTTACTAATGCTAGTATGTGGAAGAGAACTAGATTTAATGTTCATGATAGAAAATTATATTTGGACATCAACTGGGATGAAATTGGAGTAGGAGATTATATTTTAATTGACTGTTACAGGGCATTAAATCCTGCAGATGTTTCTGATGCTTGGAATAATCTTTGGTTAAAAGAATATACCACTGCATTATTTAAAAAGCAGTGGGGTCAGAATTTGACCAAGTTTAACAATGTTCAACTTCCTGGTGGAGTTACTTTAAATGGAGATAAAATCTTCCAAGATGCATTAGTTGAAATTGAAAAATTGGAAGAAAAACTGAGAACCACATACGAACTTCCACCATTAGATATGATAGGATAAAAATATGCCAAGAAATCCATACTTCAACAATACTGGAGTTACTATGGGATCTTCTGGAGAACAGAATCTCATAGAAAGTTTAGTGGTAGAACAAATTAAAATGTTTGGTATGGAAGTATACTACATACCAAGAACCTTAGCGAATTATGATTCCTTATTTGGTGAAGATGCAATGTCTACATTTTCATCTTCATATCAAATTGAAGCGTATTTTCCAAATGCTCAAGGATTAGAAGGAGAAGGAAATTTATATACAAAATTTGGAATTCGTATTGCTGAGCAAACAACTTTTGTTATTGCAAGAAAAAGATTTAAAGATTTGGTTGATGATAATGCAACATTAATTGCAGAAGGTAGACCAAATGAAGGTGATCTAATTTATATGCCATTGTCTAATGATATTTTTGAAATTAAATTTGTTGATCACCAATCCCCATTTTATCCATTAGGTAAAGGATATGTATGGGAATTGAGATGTGAACTATTTGAATATAGTGATGAAACTCTTGATACTGGAATTTCTGAGGTTGATGAAGTTGAAGACGAATCTGCCTATAGTTTAAGTCTAAATATGTCAGCAGGAGGAACTGGAACTTTTGCTGCTGGACAGATTGTAACTGGTCAGACTAGTCAGGCACAAGGAGTTGTTGTTTCTTGGAATCCAACTACAAGAAAACTTGTACTTAGAGATCTTACTGGAACATTTAAAGATAATGAGGCAGTTAAAAACGCAGACAACACTGCAAACTGGACAATAACTATTCTTGATAGTTATGCTATGGATAGTTTTGAGGGTGCAATGAATAAATATTTTGAGACTAAGGGAAATCTTATTCTTGATTTTTCAGAAAAAAATCCCTTTGGAGAAATTGGAAACATGGGAGATAAGTTCTAATGTTAGGACAGTATTTTTATCACGAATTAACTAAGAAGACCATTGTTGGTTTTGGTACGCTTTTCAATAATATACAATTGAGAAGAACGTCAAATAGCAAAACAGAGGTAATGAAAGTTCCTCTTGCATATGGTCCGAAGCAAAAATTCTTAGCAAGAATTTTAGAGCAACCTGATATTACAGCACAAAAACTTCAGATTACTCTTCCAAGAATTTCTTTTGAAATGACTGGTCTTGCATATGATGGTAGTAGAAAAGTTTCTCCAACTCAAGCAATTAAAGTTGTTGATGCAAATAATAAACAGAAGCATCAATACATGCCTGTTCCATATAACTTATCATTTGAACTTGCGATCATTGCCAAAAATCAAGACGATGCATTACAAATTTTAGAACAAATTTTACCACATTTTCAACCTCATTATAACTTATCTATTAAGATGGTTCCCAACAGCGAGGAGACCAAAGATGTTCCAGTTGTTTTAGAGAATGTATCTTATGAGGATAATTATGAAGGAGATTTTACTGAGAGAAGAACCATAATTTATACATTATCATTTAATGTTAAAACTTATTATTATGGTCCAATCAGAACAGAAGACGAAGACTTCAAGACTATTCGTAAAGCACAAGTTGATTACTATACATCAACAGATGTTGCTAATGCAACGAGAGAAGTAAGATATACAGTTCAACCTGATCCATTATCAGCAAACGCAGATGATAATTTTGGATTTGATGAAATGTATTCAGATTTTACCGATGCACAAAATTGGAATCCTGTAACTGGAGAAGATGAACCCGTATGAGTACCTTTGATGAATTGAATAAAGTTTTTGATATTTCTTCGGATATTGAAAGCACTGAACCAATAGTTGAGGAAGATCCAACTCCACTGTCTCAAAAAAAGCCAGAGATACAAAGAGATTATGAACATAGTAGAAATAATCTCTATGATTTAATTGAAAAGGGTCAGAGAGCAATTGAGGGTGCATTAGATGTTGCACAAAGCACTGATCATCCTAGAGCATATGAAGTTGCTGGCAATTTAATTAAACAAGTTGCAGATGTCACTGATAAACTTGTTGACCTTCAAAAGAAAATGAAAGATATTGATGAAAAGCCAAGAAGTGGACCAACAAATGTAACCAATGCATTATTTGTTGGATCTACTACTGAACTATCAAAATTAATCAAACAGCAAAAGCAAACCTTAGATAAATAAAAATAGGAAAGAATATCTTCGGAGTTTAACATGTCCGTTTTAAATGTATTGAATACTAATAGTATTACTGCAACTCAATCAGAATATCAGATTGTCAATACTGGTATTTACAGAGTGAGTGCTACTTCAGCATCAACCGTTCAATTTAATGCTGGTCCTGCAATTCAACTTTTAGCAGGTGAGTCAGTTCTCCTCAAAGGTGCTAATCCTGGAAGAGCAGCTATTACTGCAGCAACTGATTCTCTCACTGCA